CAGACTTGCGAAAATCATTAAATGCTCCATATGGTTCTTCAGCTTCTGTTTCAAACATCACTCGCATATTCCTAACAGTCGGCTTTACCCACATACCCTGACTTTCCGGAGTTTCAACGAATTCGTAAAATTTATATCTTTTCATCATTATGATTTAATGAGTTATTTAACTATTACAAGGATTTGATAGAACCTCGATGTTTTTAACATCGAAAAGTTTTTCAATTGGGACATCACTATATACAAAATCACTAGCCCATCCCCATTCATCTTCAGGGTCTCCAATAATTTCAGAAACTCTGCGATGATATTTATCAAGATCTTTATTCATATCATTGGAGAAAATCTTAATTGCTTTTAAGATTAACAACTCATCTTCTGAGATAAGCCTACTTTTTGATTTAATTTCATTCATATAAAATATTATAAATACAATTATGGGAAAATCAAGAGATAATTCAGAACTTTCAAAACTTTATGAGTCGATGTTGAACGAAGATATGGCATCTGCTGATGTCGTTGGCGGTGGAGAATTTGAAGCTGGTATTGAGGCAAATGATTGGTATGCCCACGGTGATGCTAGAAATCCTTGGGGGTGGCAAGTCTTGTCCAGAGATGGAAAGGTGAAAAAGAAGAAAAAGAAAGATCTAGATGAGGACGAGGAAGATGAATTAGACGAGGAAGATGAATTAGACGAGGAACGGGATTAAAACAATCGTTTGAGTGTTCATTTTAAAATGAATTTTTCTTGTACTTAACTATTATAATTATATTATATATATATATTGTACTGTACCCACCCTCCTCCCTATAGTTTACATTGATTAAGTTAAAAGTCAATAGTAAATAGAAATTTTTTCTTTTTAATTCTAATTAATATATTAATAATCTGAATAGAACCGGAATAAAAAGAGAGAAAAGGTTGGTTAGATATAAGAAAATTATACAGAAAGGTTAAAAAAAGTCAAGTAAAATATAAAGAAAATAGTAAAAATTAAAGAAAAGATTATTACTCAACCCACCCATCCTCCCTATATTTTTACATATTATTATAAAATACAATATAAAAGATTATTCACCATCCCCTTCTGTGGTGGGGTTTCTAAATGTTTGAAATAAATAAAATACATGGGACAAGAATGGATCGGATTACCAGAAAACAGAGAAGAAATATTTGCAATCGTATATCTCATAAGGAATAACCATCCAGAAGTTGTAGAGAATAAGGATTTACCACGATATTACATCGGAGTGAAAAAAATGCTAAAGAAGGTTAGACCTAAAAAATTAAAGGATGGAAAGAGAAGGAAAATTCAATACAAAGACAATGATGTTGATAAGTATTGGGGATCATCTGTAAAATTATTAGCAGACATTGAAAAATATGGAATTGAACATTTCACCAGAGAAGTAATTGAATTTTGCAATTCACAATTCCATTCTAAATATTCGGAAATGGATTGGCAGATGAGATGTAAAGTTCTCTTCTCTAAAAGATTCTTCAACCAAATGTTAAACGTGAGATTGGGAGTAGTACCCAAAGATTACATTGACATTGAAAGAGATCCTGCTATTTTGAATTTATCTTGAACTCCAAATTGAATACATTTTTACCTCCCAAGAATCGAATGAAAACCACTTGGGAAATAGATCCAGATTATAATCTCAAAGAAGCTTATGATAAAAGACATCTTTTAGGTATTGATTATGATTCATATTGGGAAGAAGCTGATAATCTCATGTTTCCAGAATCTCTAATAGAAAAAATACACACCATTACATTTGAAGATAAAAAGGTTGAGTTGATTGACATCGATATCATCTTCAATCAGACAAACGAATCATATGTAGCACTTCTAGATGATCTTGGATTTCCCATTTCTTGGGATTTCTCCAAGAGGAATTACAAAAAATTATACACTCATGAATTTCTCAAGAACTTTTTTGAATTTTTAAAGACGAGAAATGATTACAGTTCTTTTTTCTATTCAAATACCACAAATAAAGATAATGTAGCCAACATTCTCCTCAATAAGATAAGGCGTATTTTTGGAGTGAGGTTATGGGAAGATAATTTACACCTGTATAAATTCGTAGAAAAGATAGATCGGGGAGATTGTGATACACTCACAAAATTGGACATCTTTTTTGAAAAGGTTCCAAAAAAAGACTTTAAACGAATTAAGAAACACCTCAAAGTTGAAGGTTTGGTTTTTCTAAATGATGTTTATTTCAATGATATTAAAAATAAGATGGATATAATGACTAAGTGAATTATATATTTTGGTTAAATAATGTTCATGAGTAAGTTTTTACAATTATGTGAAGAATTAGATCCTAACAATAGTGAACATGACACATGGGATCTCATTTATTTTTTGAAAGAAAAAGGAGTTGAGGCATATCGAGTTCAAGGGACTGATATGTTATATATTCCAATTGGAGATAAGACCGTCGCCATCGAAGTTAAAGAAGGTATGAGTGGGGAATCTAAACCTATGGATGCTGAAGAAGATGGAGAGAGTATTGACGCTGGATACGGAGATTATAACGTTAATAATGCTGTTGAGGATTTGGGAAATAAAGCATCCAAAGGATTGAAGGGGTTGGCCGCTAAGGGATTTGGGACTGCCGCTCAAAAAGCGAAAACTGCTGTAAAAAAGAGAGGTAATATGGCCAAGAAAGCTGTTGATGTATATGATAAGAAAACCAAACAACTGGAGGATGACTTAAGAAATGTCCGATAAAACTAATAAACTATTTGAGCATTATTTTAAGGTAATTAAAGAACAAGGGGAAGCACCTCCAGAAGAAGAGGGTCAACCACCGGAAGGTGAATTTGATTCCACGGGAGGGGAAGATGTATTGGATAATCCAGAACCCCCCGAATCTGATACCATGCCTCTTACATCAGAAGGAGAAGATCGCTATATTTCAGATATGATTAATGCCGCTTTATATGAACCTTCCCCCGAAGAAGCTAAAACATTAGCAAATTTACAAAATGTGATGTCTATGAAACGTTACAAGAATGCGAGGGAAGAAGTCTTACCAACTGTGTTAAGTTTCATCAGCGGGGAAACTCAAAAGAATGATCTATCACAAGACCTAAATAATATACAATGAAGTCTAAACACGAAGAAGCTAGTTTAATTTGGGAATCCTATATGAGTAATCCTATGGATGATGATTCCATGGAAATGGATCTAGGATTTGATGATGATTCCATGGAAATGGATGACGATTTTGAAGATGGGGGTGAAGTTGTTATGGAAATTGATCCCGTAGCTTCAGTTGAACCTATTGTCACTGATGATGAGATGACCAAAACCATGCAGGTTGAAACGAAAAAACTTGCCGAATATGCCAATAGAATCCAAGAACTCGTGGGACAAAAGGAATTTGAACCTTGGATGGTTGCTAAGATCGTCAAGGCTTCTGATTACGTCTCTGACGTTTGGCATATGATGGACACTGAAGCAGATTTCGCCAATACTGGATTCGATCAAGCAGATGATTACCAAAACCTTTAAAAATGAATGATAAGTTTCAAACAATTCTTCGTGGAAAAAATAATCCTCGGTCTAGAGGAAGACATCATAGTTGATGGTGTTGGGAATATCCGTGCTAAATTAGACACGGGTAATGGAGCATATAATGTAATTCACGGAGAAGATTTACAAATGGATGGAAAAACAGCAAGATTTACTACTATGAACGGAATACGACTTGAAAAACCAATTGAAGATATAATCACTATTAATGTGGGGGCTGGTAATAAAGAGGAACGTCCTGTTTGCCTGTTTGACTGCCAGATTGGGGGGAGGGCATTTCCCAATATTAAATTTTCTGTCGGTAATCGAGCCGATAACATCCATAAAGTTTTGATTGGAAAGTCCTTTATACAAAAACAGCTCGATGCATTAATTGATGTCGGACTTAGTAATATTTCAACCCATAACCTAATACATGATGTCTGATTTCTATACACAACGCCAGATGCTTGAAGAAGGATTCTGGGATAAGTTCCAAGATAGTAAATTATATAAAGGTGCTGCTAAATTAACAAGTGCGGGGACAGACATAGCTAAAGTGGTTGCTCCCGAAATTACTGATCCCCTCACCAAAACGCGTGATAAGAGTAGAGAAATTAGGAAAAATTGGAATTTAGCAGGTTCCAGTAAGGATGAATTAGCGATGGAAACTATCCAAGAAGATGGATATTTCCCGAGATCTGATAGGATTTCTTGGGCAAAAGAAAAAAACGTAGATGGGACTATCAATGGTGTTGTAGCGGTTTCTGAAATAGGTTATGCACCCGATGGTTCTCCTATTGAGGGTAAAAAATATAAGAATCCGAATCTGATTGTTAAATTTGATCCAAGGGATAAAAGTATTAAAATTGTTAAAAGTCCAAGACGTGATAGTTTTGACCCAAATCAAAGTCAGGGGCAACCTACCCCTTGACATCTCAAATTATTGAGATAAATCTTTGTTATGAATGATAAAATTCTTGTAAGAAAGTTTGGAGAAGTCTACATCGGCTTCGATGGTGAGAGAACTTCAATCGGCACAACCAAAGAGGATGCTCGTAAAGGTCTTGAAGAAATTCATAAACAAAATGAACAGGTGAAGAAAGCAGCCCCTATTCATAAACAGAAGGGTTTAGATTGGTTTAACGGAACATCTTGGGGTAATAATTAGTAATTTTAATATGATAAGTCATATTAAAATTCTCAATGGATTTGCAACAGAACTTCCAAATTTTCAGAAGGGTAAGGAGTTTAACTTTACTGATGGATTGAACTTTTTACTTGGATCTAATGGGTCTGGGAAGAGTAGTGTTCTAAAAATGTTGAAAGCTTATTGTGGTATTCCTAATGGTTTTGGAGGATGGTCTAGGATCTCCTCCGAACTTGCACTTGGAGCGCAACAACAAAGCCATTTCCCATACGTTTACCGCGCATATTCTCCCGGACAGTCCGACTGTATCGTAGGGTGGGATGGCACAGCTTCCTTCTTCAATGAAGGAGACGTTAAAACGGATCAATGGGCTTGGTTCACAAATAAAGAAGCTTCATCCGAAGATGGTATGACATCTGAGGCAGAGTATATGGATGTCATGATGGAAAAGCCATCATCAGGACAATACCGTTTGAAAAAATTGAACAAACTCTTCAATATGCTCCAAAGTCCTCCAGACTTAACCAAACACATATCCAATCATCCAGCTCAAATTGGAGAGGTTAATTATATTAGAAGCCTACCCAAAACAGGAAGAGTTACTTTATTACTAGACGAGCCTGAAAGAGCGTTGTCACTACCCAAGCAATTGGAGTTATTCAAACTTCTAGAAAAAATGTCCAAGGATTTTCAAATTATAGTTGCCACCCATTCTCCCTTTGTCTGTCTGATGGATCTAAAGTGTAACAGATATGATATTGAAGAGGGGTATAGTGAATCATGTGTTGAAATTTTTAAAGACCTTGTAAATAATCATGGATGATCCTAAAAGATATGAGTGTGTTGAACTCAGAGATGATCAAAAACCGGAAGATTATAAAGAAATCGATAATTCTAAGATGAGTGATATATTTGAATGTATGTTAAATGATCCTGAGAATATATCCTTAAATTTAATATATGAAGAAACGGTAGATAAAAATATCCATATCAATACCGAAGAGGTGGTCGAAGAGATGGGTAATAATGTGGGAATTGATGGAGTTAAGGAAAAAAACATATCCGATATAATAAAAGAATGGTTTAAAAAATAATATGTTAAAATTAAATGAAATAAAGTGCGATGACCCCCGAGTTCAGAGGGAGGTGGAATTTTTCAATGTTGAGATAAGAAATCACAATGAAAGTGTTATGTATGAAGATGTCATATCTGCGAAAGTTCCATGGTGGAAGAGACTTCTTACGTTTATCACATTTGGACTTTACAATTGAATTATATGTAGCATATATTAAATATTAGTAGATGCCTACTAAACAAGCTCACCGAGTAAAGAGAAGGGAATTTGATGATGATGATAGTATTTCGTTCTTTTATAAGTTCTTGGGAAATTCATAGTAATCTTAGGAAGAACTTACTACACTAAAATAAAAAGTCAAATAAATATCATCTCCAGACTAAATAGTATTAGGTCAGATGATAAGAAGTTCAAAACATATACTAAAATACACAAACCATCATAAGATGGGTTTGTATGAAAGGTGTTTGGAATCTTATAAATCATTACTTCAGATGTATATTGATATGATATGGGAAGAGAAGCTTCCCCTTAAGACACTTTTATCGTCTAAATTACTACCGGATAGTGATGATATATCACACTCAAGATGGAAACAAGTCGCTTACAAACAAGCATCTTC